TGTGCGAACATTATTGTCAACTCAGCCAATCAGTCTGACCGTATTGGATGCTGGAAAGGCAGCCTGTTCTCCATGTGGAGCACGAAGATGAAGATGTCTTCATCGGACGGCAGCACCTCAAGTGCAGCAAGACGTGGCCAGATCATGGAAGAGTACGTGTGCCGCATGTACCAGGAGCGGCTTGGCGAAGAGGCTAATCTGATCGCACACGGCCTGACGTGGCACCCAAAGCGCAAGCACATCTTTGGGACGCCAGACCGACTTGTAGAACTGGACGGTGTCCGGTTCGGCATGGACGCAAAGACAAGGCGCAGCAGTAAGGGCTGGGGCGATGACGGTAGCTGTACTCTTCCTTTGGATACAGAGATTCAGTGCCGGGTCTACATGGACATTTTTGATGTTCCCTACTGGGATGTCGCGACACTCTTTGGCCTGGACGACTTTAGGCTCTATAGGCTTGAGCGGGACCAGGAGCTTATCGACGACATTCTGGATGTCTGCGAAGAATGGTGGCAGAGGTACGTTGTTGGCGAGACCCCGCCGTCGATGGATGGCAGTGATAGGGCCAAGGAAGCGATCAGCAGAATGCATCCGAGAGAAGAATCGGCCATTCTCCGCTCAGCTACTGCGGCCGAGTTGGACCTACACAAGGAACTTCTAAAGATTCGCGAAGAGCACAAGTCATTGAGCACCAGAAAGCTGCAGCTTGAAAACGAGCTACGTGCATCCATTGGCGATGATGTCGGCATTGATGGCGTTGCCACATGGAAGGCATCAAAAGACAGGTCCGTCTTCGACGGCAAAGCCCTTAAGGCGGCGGACCCCAAGACTTACGAGAAGTACACCAAAACCGTCCCAGGGAATAGAACCCTTAGGATCATTGGAGAGAGCAGATGACGACAGCGATGACTCATGGAGAAAACCTCAAAACGCTCCAGGGCTACCTTGAAACCAAGAAGGACGTTCTTGTCCGCATTGCACCCAAGGGCTCTGACGTCGACAGGATCATGCGGGTGGCGCTTTTTGAGGCCGCCAAGAACGAAAAGCTTGCACAATGCACCCCGGTCTCGGTCTACCTGAGCCTGGCCAAGGCTTGCGAGCTAGACCTGGTCGCGGGCGGTGTTCTGCATCGATGCTCCCTGGTTCCCCGATTCAACAAGTCGAAGAGGAGCTTTGAGGCAGACCTGATGATTGAGTACACCGGGCTGATGGACCTTGTCCGCCGCTCCGGAGAGGTCAAGAACTTCACCGCGCGCTGCGTCAGGGAGAACGAGACCTTTCACCACAGCTTCAGTCTTGAGGGCGGTGAACAGCTTGTTCATGAGCCTTGCTACGATGGCGAGCCAGGCGAACTGAAGATGGCTTACGCCGTGTGTGAGTTCAAGGGTGGCTCCAAGCAGGTTGAGGTCATGCGCCGGGACCAGGTGGACGCGGTCAAGCGCTGCTCCAGGTACTCCGGCCAGGGCCCGTGGGTAGAGCACACAGAGGAGATGTGGCGCAAGACTGTGATCCGCCGAATCTGCAAGTACCTGCCACTGACGCCGCAAGCCAAGGCGGTGCTTGAGCATGACATCAATGTCGAGTACGGCGATGGCGTAGACCCGTTCATCAGCAACGAGGTACGCGAAAGCGTTTCCGGTTCGCCAGCCAGCCAGCAGAAGGCCATTGATGTATCATCAGAAACATCACAGGATTTTGATCCAATCGGCGTGTTCGAGGCCGGCGAGCAAGAACGTGCTACTAAGTCAACTGGCCGCGCTAGCGTAGCCGTCAAGAACGCCAAGGCGAACCAGGAAAAGGAGTAAATCATGTCATCACTTATTGATCAGGCAGAAAGCAAAAAGGGGTACGTCGGATCGCGTGAAGCGGCCAACGATACCGACAAGAAGATCATGCAGGCATCCGATCTTGTGGGCATCGCAAGCGATATTTGCGAGCGCAACAGCATTGAGCCAAAGCAGCGCAAGCAGTGGGCCAAGCACCGCAAGCGGATTCACGATGTCTACTGGCCCCTTGGCTCTCTTCTGGGCAAGGCCACCGCCAAGAACTTTGCTGGAATCGTGGCAGCATCGCTTGCTCACTTCGACAAGACCTGCAAGCACGTCCAGCCAAATGGCGATTGGAAGATTTGCGACTACGAGATCGACATTCGAGACTCCAGCAAGGGAGAGCGGCTCGTCATGGCCGTGCAGTTCGTTGACGCGCTCAACGAGCCCGACCTCAACTACCACAACGGTCAGCCGGCGGTAAGCGTCAACATCACCGCCCCAAGCATCCCAGATGAGCTTGTTGCTGCGCTGAAGTCGCGAGGAAGCGGTGATGATGAGCTTAAAGAGCTTCTGAAGCAGTTTGTTGGCGTCATGGCAAAGAAAGAGATGGCGCAGGCAGCCCCCGTAGCAGAGCCCACAACGGAGGAGCAGGCATGATCAACAAAGCTATTCTTCTTGGAAATCTTTGTGCAGACCCGGAGGTGAAGCCTCTTCCCTCTGGGACCACCGTTGCCAACATGCGTCTTGCGACAAACAGCAGGCGAAAGGTTGGAGACCAGTGGGAGGACGTTGCGGAGTTCCACAGCGTTGTAGCATTCGGCAAGACCGCTGAGAACATCGGCAAGTACTGCCAGAAGGGCAAGCAGTTGTTCATCGAGGGCCGCATCCAGACACGCAAGTGGCAGGACAAGGAGGGAAAGGACCGCTACAGCACAGAGATTGTGGCAGACCAGGTCCGATTCCTGGGTGGTGGAGAGCAGCGCCAGGAGCGCACAGCAGCGCCAGCACCAAGCAATGGTGGGCATCAGAGGCCTGCAGACGACATTCCGTTCTAGTGGATGACCCATCGCTGCTGTCAGCCAAGGATGGTAAGCCACTCAGCTTTGTGGCTGCAGTCAAGGTAGTTACCAAGACTGCGGCCTACTTAAAGGCCCTGGATCAGCGAAGACTTGATACCAACAAACATCTCCAAGAGATACGCTCAGCTTATGCTGACTACCGAGAATGCATCGAGATGAACGCCCGGTACAAGACATGATGGGGTGTAGCGCAACTGGCAGCGCACCGGGCTGTTACCCCGGAGGCTGGTGGTTCGACTCCACCCGCCCCAGCTTTGGAGATCGCGGTGCCACTGTATGAGTACGAGTGTAAGGCCTGTGGCCGGCGAGCCGAGGCCCTACAGAAGCATAGCGACCCGGCCCCCGTCTGCCCCCAGTGCGACGAGGCCATGAAAAAGCGCATTAGCGTTGGGTCCTTCAGCCTCAGGGGCGAGGGCTGGGCCAAGGACAACTACGGCCTAAAGAAGAACAAGAACTAAGCCTCCCCACTCCCCCGTCCACGCCGGCCGCTCATGGTGAGCATTCATGTAGCGGGGATCCCGGTTCCCACCGGGCGGGGGAGGTGGGGCATGGAGATAAAATGAAACTGCACTGGACACCCGGAAGCGAGATGGAGCGCGACCCTACGGGGTTCATATTGTTTAGAACCTTATGCAGGCGATGGGTAACGCTCAATAGAACGACGGTGCCCAGCGGGGTCACCTGCAAGCAGTGCCGTCGATATTTAGACAAGCTCATCGAGGGCTGATCAGGCTACACCGTCCTTTAGAGTTCAGGTGCTTCAATCAGAGTGTATGTGAACTTCGGCCCATACATTTCGGCCGACTTGTTGCACAGTGCCATGAAGGCCTCAAAGCCATCTGATCCTGGCTTCGCAAAAACCTGGCAGCCTGCGCTCCAGCGGTCCACGCTCTCTGAGCCAGCTTCACGGCTTGAAGCTTTGTGGATGTTCAAGCCTATGTAGCCTGACTGCTCAGTCTCCGGGTCCATGTCGAGGATGTCGTCCTTGTTCGCATCCCTGTAGTAGCTCACGCGGCCACCAGACTGCACGAGGGCCGCGTACTGGCCCCTGTGCCTTCCGAGCTTGTGAGAGCCCCTGTACTGGCCTGGAGCCATGATTGCGGCCCCTGTGACCTTCATCGGATGCTCGCGCCAGTAGGTGCCTGGGTCGGTTGTGCATGGCCAAGTACGAGTGACCCATCCCTGCTCATCCTTGTAGACGACGCACATGCGGTCGTTGAACTTGTTTGCGCTGTCATCCGGTGTACGGATTCCGATGATGTTCAGGTTGTATAGTCCGCTCTC